GGCTTCAACACCCACGGCGTGATTTTCGATGAGCTGCATACCCAGCCCAACCGAAAGCTCTTTGACGTTATGCTCCAGGGCTCCGGGGACGCCAGGATGCAGCCGCTGTATTTCCTGATCACTACTGCCGGGAACGACACCAACTCCATCTGCTATGAGGTGCATCAGAAAGCCATCGACATTGCGGAAGGCAGGAAGGTCGATTCCACCTTCTACTCCGTCATTTACGGTGCTGCCGAGGACGAGGACTGGACAGACCCGGAGGTGTGGAAGAAAGCCAATCCCTCTCTTGGCATCACGGTTGGCATCGACAAGGTGCAGGCCGCCTGTGAATCCGCCCAGCAGAATCCCGGCGAGGAGAACGCCTTCCGGCAGCTAAGGCTCAACCAGTGGGTCAAGCAGTCGGTGCGCTGGATGCCGATGGAGAAATGGGATGCCTGTGCATTCCCTGTTTCCGAGGACGATCTGGAGGGGCGCATCTGCTATGGCGGTCTGGATCTGTCCTCCACCACGGATATCACAGCCTTTGTGCTGGTGTTTCCTCCATTGGATGAGGAGGATAAATACTACATTTTGCCATACTTCTGGATACCGGAGGAAACACTTGACCTTCGTGTCCGCAGGGATCATGTTCCCTACGACCTGTGGGAGCGCCAGGGCGTGTTGATGACCACCGAGGGAAATGTGGTCCACTACGGCTACATTGAAAAATTCATTGAGCAGCTGGGCGAACGGTTCAATATCCGGGAGATTGCTTTCGACCGCTGGGGCGCTGTGCAGATGGTGCAGAACCTGGAGGGCATGGGCTTTACAGTAGTCCCCTTTGGGCAGGGCTTTAAGGATATGTCCCCGCCCACCAAAGAACTGATGAAGCTGGTACTGGAGGAGAAAATCGCCCACGGCGGCCACCCGGTGCTGAGGTGGATGATGGATAACATCTACATCCGCACCGACCCGGCAGGCAACATCAAGGCGGACAAGGAAAAATCCACAGAGAAGATCGACGGGGCCATTGCCACCATCATGGGGCTTGACCGGGCGATCCGCTGTGGCAACGATACGGGAGCTTCGGTTTATGACAGCCGGGGCCTTTTGTTTATTTGAGGAAGGACGGTGATCATATATGGGTATCTTTTCAGGGCTTTTCCGTTCCAGGGATAAGCCCCAGAACCGCACCACGGGCAGCACCTACAGCTTTTTCTTTGGCAGCAGCTCGGCAGGCAAGCGAGTGAATGAACGCTCCGCCATGCAGATGACGGCGGTGTATTCCTGCGTCCGTATCCTGGCGGAGGCTGTGGCGGGACTGCCGCTCCACCTCTACCGCTATAAGGAGGATGGCGGCAAGGAAAAGGCCATCTACCATCCGCTGTATCTGCTTTTGCACGATGAGCCGAACCCGGAGATGAGTTCCTTCGTGTTTAGGGAAACGCTCATGACCCACCTTCTCCTGTGGGGAAACGCCTACGCCCAGATCATCCGCAACGGCAAGGGCGAGGTCATTGCCCTCTACCCACTGATGCCGGACAGAATGACGGTGGACCGTGACAGGGACGGCAAGCTCTACTACGAATACACCGTCAGCACCGACGATGCGCCAACTGTCAAGGGTACAGTCGTGCGGCTGAAACCCTCGGATGTGCTGCATATTCCGGGGCTTGGCTTTGACGGACTTGTGGGCTACAGCCCCATCGCTATGGCAAAGAACGCCATCGGCATGGCAATCGCCTGTGAGGAGTACGGGGCGAAGTTCTTCGCCAATGGTGCAGCTCCCGGCGGTGTCCTGGAGCATCCGGGAACCATCAAAGACCCCGGACGTGTCCGGGAAAGCTGGCAGTCCACCTTCGGCGGCAGCGGCAACGCCAACAAGATCGCCGTTTTGGAGGAGGGCATGAAATACACGCCTATCGGCATCTCCCCGGAACAGGCACAGTTTCTGGAAACGAGAAAGTTCCAGATCAACGAGATCGCCCGTATTTTCCGGGTGCCGCCCCACATGGTGGGCGACCTGGAGAAGTCGAGCTTTTCTAATATTGAGCAGCAGTCTCTGGAGTTCGTGAAATACACGCTGGAGCCCTGGCTGGTGCGCTGGGAGCAGTCCATCCAGCGGACGCTCTTTTCCGCAGAGGAAAAGAAACAGTATTTTACCAAGTTCAATGTGGAGGGGCTGCTTCGCGGCGACTACGCCAGCCGCATGAACGGCTATGCCACGGCAAGGCAGAACGGCTGGATGAGCGCCAATGACATCCGGGAACTGGAGAACATGGATCGTATCCCTGCCGAGGATGGCGGCGATCTCTACCTTATTAACGGCAATATGCTCCCGCTGGGTAACGCCGGAGCTTTTGCAGATACACAACCGAACGATGACGGAAAGGAGGAAAATCCCGATGAAGAAGTTCTGGAAGTGGACAAACAGGACGGTGACGAATCAGGAGAATCAGACGGAAACAGTGGAGAGAACGCTGTTCCTGAACGGCACCATCGCCGAGGAAAGCTGGTTTGACGACGACATCACGCCGCAGCTTTTCAAAGAGGAACTGATGGCAGGCTCCGGCGACATCACCGTCTGGATCAACAGCCCCGGCGGCGACTGTGTGGCGGCGGCACAAATCTACAATATGCTGATGGATTACAAGGGCAATGTCACGGTCAAAATCGATGGCATTGCGGCCAGTGCCGCATCGGTCATTGCGATGGCAGGCACAAAGGTGCTGGTCAGCCCTGTCTCTATGATGATGATCCATAACCCCATGACCGTGGCGATGGGTGATACCGCTGAAATGCAGAAAGCCATCGAGATGCTCTCAAGCGTCAAGGATTCCATCATCAATGCATATGAGATCAAGACCGGTCTCTCCCGCACAAGGCTCTCCCACCTTATGGACGCAGAGACCTGGATGGACGCAAACAAGGCGGTGGAGCTTGGCTTTGCTGATGAAGTCCTGAAACGCTCCGAAGTGCCGGAGGATATGGAGCCGCCTGCGGTGTCCATGCTGTATTCCAAGGCTGCTGTGGTTAATTCCCTTATGGATAAGATCGCAGCGAAATGTAAGACCAACCCTAAGAAAACCGAAGACCCCAAACCCCAGGGCCGCTCCGTAGACAGTCTCTATGAGCGGCTTAATTTGATGAAATTTTAAGGAGGATAACGACTATGACTATTCTTGAACTGCGCGAAAAGCGCGCCAAGGCCTGGGAGGCCACCAAGGCATTCCTGGATTCCCACAGAAACGAAAAAGGTATGCTGTCTGCTGAGGACGATGCCACCTACTCCCGCATGGAGCAGGAGATCACCGATCTTGGCAAGGAGATCGCCCGTCTGGAGCGCCAGGAGGCGCTGGAGGCGGAACTGAACCGCCCGGTAAACAATCCCCTCACCGGCAAGCCCATGAACGGCAAGGAAACTGCCAAGACCGGCCGCGCCACCGATGAGTACCGCCAGAACTTCTGGAACATGATGCGCTCCAAGACCCCGATGCCCACTGTGATGAACGCTTTGCAGATCGGCACCGATTCCGAGGGCGGGTATCTGGTTCCCGATGAGTATGAGCGCACTCTGGTAGAAGCTCTGGAGGAGGAGAACATCTTCCGTCAGCTGGCGAAGATCATCCAGACCTCCAGTGGCGACCGCAAGATCCCCGTGGTGGCTACCAAGGGTACTGCATCCTGGATCGATGAGGAAGGCGCATATCTGGAGAGCGACGACTCCTTCGGTCAGGTGTCTATCGGCGCTTACAAGCTGGGCACCATGATCAAGGTATCCGAGGAGCTTTTGAACGACAGCGTCTTTGACCTGGAGAGCTACATCTCCCGTGAGTTTGCCCGCCGTATCGGCGCCAAGGAGGAGGAAGCGTTCTTTACCGGGGACGGCTCCGGCAAGCCGCTGGGCATCCTTGCCGCCACGGGTGGTGCGGAGACCGGCGTTACCGCCGCGTCCGCGACCGCTATCACTGCCGATGAGCTGATCGACCTGTTCTATTCCCTGAAAGCCCCTTACCGCAGAAACGCTGTGTGGGTGCTGAATGATTCCACCATCAAGGCCATCCGCAAACTGAAGGACAACCAGGGGCAGTATCTCTGGCAGCCTTCCCTGACCGCAGGTGCGCCTGACCTGCTGCTTGGAAAGCCTGTACGCACCTCTGCCTATATGCCTGCCATTGCCGCAGACGCCAAGACCATCGCCTTCGGTGATTTCAGCTATTACTGGATCGCTGACCGCCAGGGCCGTTCCTTCAAGCGTCTGAACGAGCTGTATGCCGCTACCGGCCAGGTGGGCTTCCTTACCTCCCAGCGTGTGGACGGCAAGCTGATCCTGCCGGAAGCCATCAAGGTGCTGGCGCAGAAGTCTGCG